ACTCTTGTCCTCGAACGATGCACCGCCCCACTTCTCCGCAGCCAGCAGCACGATCTCAACCATCTTCTTAAACTGGCATGACCAAAACGATTGATAGCGCGCCCATTGCACAGCCTGCGTTTTGTCCATCGCGACGGCGGTCGCCCAACGCGAGGTGTCCAGGCCTGCGGTAGTTGGGAATAGACCCGCGCCGATCAGCGCCATCCATGAGAATACTTTATTGTCCTCGGACGCGTCACCCGCGCCGGTGGTCATGGGAAACTCGGTATGAGTAGCACTGGAATTATGTATCAACCGACTTCCAGGAACAGGGGCAGGATTAGCATCTGTATATCCTGCGCCAGCCGTTCCAAGTTGGCTATCGAAACGGCCTCTAACAGACGCCACGCCACGGCTCCCGCCTTGTACCACTTCCTCACTCACATAACTGGCTTTGTTGCGCGCCACGGTTAGCCGCGTCTCAACAAACTCCTTGTGAGCTGAGAGATAGGGCGCAGCGATGCCCAGGATAGGCCAGCCGTGCAAGCTCTTGGATGATTTGCGATTGTGCGCGATATGCAGTACAAATACACTCGTGCCATTGTTCTGGCTCATTGATTCGGATACCGTCACAACTGCATCCGCAGCCAGTTGCGCCTTCGCTAAGTCCTCCTCGTGGTAAAAGTAAGTATGCCAGTCCGGGTAATACAGGGTATTGGTGGACATGGTAGGGCCGGTGAACTCGCGCTTGTAGTACAATGGCTCGTTCTTGTTGTCGGGATTGGTGACGATCTCTTTGATTTCGTCACTATCCAGCAACTCAAATTTCACCGTGCCGTCAGCGATACTGACGAAAGCAGCCATATAGATTTCACCATCAACGAGGACATTATTGCTGAGTTCCTGAATGGCATCGTCATCAAATATAGCGCTATTGTGCCATACTTCATCCCACAACTCCTCGGCTTTCTCGTCGTTGCAGGTGACGGACACCTTCTCGCCCAGGCCATTATTCGTCCATGTCTGAACGCTCCATTGCGCAAGTGGCGAATACAGCCATTGCTGGCGGCTCTCCTGTACCTGGTAATAGCGCGCATCCTCGATATTCGTCAGGTATGCCGCTCCCGATTGACCAGCCTGAAGCGCCCGCACGAGCTGTAACACCGTGCTGCTGTTGTACTCGCTCAGTTGCGAGATCAGCATTTCGGGGGGCATGCGGAAGCGCCCGTTCTGGTAGGCGTCGTACAGTTTATCGACCGCCTCGGCTGTCTGTGTCCGCTCAAGTTTCAGCGGCTTTCCACCAACGAGCGTGATGAGACCGGATCTAAAATCGTTGAATAATGTCATGTTATGTGTTCTCCTGCTCCCTTTTATCCATACTACAATAACCTAAGATTGATGTCGAGTTGGTTCTGAATCTCGATTGCAACGAAAATCAGAAACATCGATCCTGCCGTAAACGGCCCTGTTTCCGTGTACACCGCGTAGACCAGGAGCAGAGTTAACAAGAATCGAACTATACGAGCAATACATCTAAATGTCTTCATCGTTCGCTCCCTTCTCTGGTATTGCATCTACATCAGCAAGCGAGACCCAGTCGCCTTTAACTATTTCGTGTTTTGCGTGATATGTCAACATGCCGTCAACCAGCTTTGATCCATACCACCACCCATAACCACCTTTTCCGATAAACACATTGATAGGTTCGCCCGATAGGGCATTATTACACGCCACACCTAAAGTATCTGGCGATTCTGGAATATTATCAGACCTTACCGCCATATCTATAGCATGTGACAATTCCTGCAAATCATCCGAGTATGTTTCTAGTCGCATCTTTCGCTCCCTTCATCCGATCCTCGCAGGCTGGTACACAACCTGCCTGGTTACAATCTCCTCGCCGTAGAGCCAGTGGGCGAAGTATCTCGCGGCGTCAAGTGCATGGTCAAATTCTTTGACCGGCTCGTCTTTGCCCAATTTCCAGGTGTAACTCTCAAATTCGTTGATCGTGTTTACACATGACGGGTCAACTGTTAGTCGCGGCTTGCCATCATGCGCCACTTTGAGTAAGTCCTGGATAATCGTTATCCCATCCAGCACGCGCCCTTTGTGTCCTTCCGCCACCATCCCATAATTGCGCAGGTCGGCGATTAGCCCAGCTGCAGATGCGTCAACGATTGCGGCGTTGGTGTTGCATTCAAGCGCCCACTTTTGCGCGGTTTCACACACGCTGGATTGGAGCACACCGGATTGGTAGAACTCACGTGCAATGTGCAAGCGCCCATCTCCGTCAATTCCAATAAGTAGGATGACGGCAGGGTTAGTGTATCCTTCGTCGAGTGCCAATGCCCAATACTGAAACTCTTTTGCGTCTCGCTGTTTGACGTGCAATTCGTGAGTAAAGGTATCATACACTGCTCCCTCGGCGCTTGCCCATTCTCCTTGCAGAAGTCGCTTTCGGCGCACACCTGACAAATTATCCAGGATTGACATTGTGACTTTGCCGCGCTCAGTAATGTTTCCGTGGTCATCATACAATGTAGGATTATCGGTGTGTACACTTATAAGACGGAGCAACGACTTTCGGGAACGTATCCAATGTTTACTACCCGCCGGATTACAATCGCCCATAATCTGTGAATAAGGCGAATGGTCAGCACGTCCAGTCACGCGGGTGACTAGTGTTTCCCAATCATCTTCGGTAAACTCTTCAGTCTGGTTGGTATAAATAAAGTCGCGTTCTCCGCCCAGAACCTTTGCTGGACTGTCCATGCCACCAAGCCATATTTGTGATCCATTCGGGTACATATAGCGTTCAGGGCGTGTACCACCCAAAAGGCGAATAGCATCCAGATTAGCAACCTTCTCGAAGGTCTGACATACTGTACCGGGCAGTGTCGTTGCAAACTTGCGTACAATAGCAGCTTGGCAACCAGGATACTTCCACATTAGCGCATCCAATTTGTGCAATCCACCAAACGTCTTTCCTGTTTCAGCCGGCCCAACTAACATCAATTCGTGATCGTGACAACGCCAAAACTCACGCACTGCACCACGGAATGTAACGCCTATCTTACTATCTTGTGTTGCTTCCACAATCTGATAAGTTGCGCTCATAACTCATCCAGACTCACTCCCTTAATTACTTTGACAATTACATCACCGACAAATTCTATCTTGTCGTTAAACAAATTCAAGTGTTTACCCAATGTATTTAGAGCCGCTTGCGCGTCGTATGGTTCAACTTCGATAGTATGCGTCTCGGTCTCAACACCGTCAGCGGAAAGGGTCGTGGCTGTTCTCATCTTCACCTTTTTGAGCAAGTGAGTAATGCCCATTTCTTTGGCTTTGTTTAGGTCGACCGAAAACGCCATATTGCCAATATCAAGAAAGTCACCAATATCACTTCTGGCAATATCCGAAAGGCGCTTTAATACTTCGTCTGCGCCCATCGCGGATTCTTTCATACGCTCAGCGATACGGCTCTGAATACCAACATTTGCTAACAAACGCGGCCCGATAACATTTGACTTGCCAGTATAACCCGCTTGACGCGCCGCCTCGCTTGCATTCCAGGTAGTAAGATAAGCTTCAACAAAACGCCGTCGCCTGGGCGACAATGTTCTCGCCTTCGCCTCTCCCGCGTCGTAACGTTGCTTTGGCTCGGTCATTTCTTATACCATTCCTTACGCTCGAACATCACGAGGTCTGGGTCACGCGCGTCCTTCCAGTAATCGCCATACAATAACCAGGAGCAGAGAGGCACGATCCTGCACCGGAATACACAGGCGTCGAGAAACTCAAGGATGCGCCAAACAAAGACTTTCAATCGATGCCGTATCACGGCGCGGATCTCCACGGCTTTGGCTCGGTCAAAACTCTATCTCTCCCGTCATCTCAGGCGTTTCACGGTTGCGATAAAACACCGTGCAAGTGTCGAACCATGCGATGTCGAAGTCAATCGCGAGGACATCAATCGTACTCCCCTTGCCCTCGAGCCATTCGGCGAGGGCGTCGACTACCATCGACAAGTCATCTTCGCCAGCGTCGAACTTCTGCATTCGACAGCGGTTCTTTTTCATAATGTCATCCCTTTTTCGGCAGGATGGTATAAACTCCCTGGTTGGCAGCGATAGCCAGCACGAGGGCATACAGGGCATCTTTTACGCCCGCTTGTGTACACGGCCACGCATTCACCCAGCCCGCGCACGAGAGACCAAACGCACCGCCTACGACAAGCACAAGCAGGCCAAGCATGATCAGGCGCTGGGCTGTGTCACTGAGGGCGTTATACTTTTCGTGGAGGACGGGAGCATACTCAAATACGGCTGAGAGAATCGCAGCGGTAAGAGTGGTAATGAATAGAGGGGTCATTGGGAAATTGTCCTTTCTGTCTAGGTGATGGTGTAGAATTTACGTTATTATAACACTGATGATGGTTCGTTGATAGTGAATCACGGCCACGCCTGCCACCAAAACGTTGGCTTTTGACTTGCCTTTCGAATTTCAGGTTTAATAACTTTCAAGCAAGTAATATCCCGGAATTGTTTTTCGGTTCTAAATTTCCTGAAACAAATAAGTTGATCTGAGACATTTTGTTCTTGCCAGAAATCAGATATACCATATATACCATAGGTCGCAGACCAGGTATCGCAAGTTATTGCACCATCTGTCCAATCATCAGTTCCATTCATGCTTTTAATCCTCACCTCTATTTTATCATATTACTTGCGCGGGCTACCCTCATAGGGATGCGCCACCACGCCATCAACGCGCTGGCGATTCTCGCGCTCGAACGTCACGCCCTGGAAGTCTAGCACACGCCCGTTCTCGATGCGGATCAGCGTGCCGCCAATCTCGGTGATGGGTGTTGACTGCGTAAATTTGTGGGCGTATTCGTTCATCCCTGCTAACGGCGCGCCAATCGAAAGCAGCACCGGCACTCCATCGCGTCCCCACGGTACTTTCACCATCTCGGTGATACGCGCGTGTACATGCCCACGCAGCACTATGTCAGGAGCGCGTTTGCCGCGCTCGAGGAACAGGCGCAGAAGCCGGATCACGTATCGCCTGCCCGCGC